AAAGTTGTTGTAGGATTTGCTAAGTTAGCATTTGTGATACCTGCACTACCTGATAAATTTGAATTTGTTAATGATGTTGCATTGATAGCTACATTATTATCTGTAACTACTGTTGACATACCTGCACCACCAGAGAATGTTAATGTTTCGGCAGTATTATATGTATCTGTACCTGTATTACCTGCTAAATCTATGAATTGGTTTACAGTAGCGAAATCTAAATTTCCACCACCATCTGTTTTTAAAAATTGGCCTGCTGAACCATCACCACCTGGCAATGTAAATGTAACTGTATTTGCTAATGCGTTAGGGGATTTTAGTCCTACGAAATTTGTACCGTTGTTTGTGCCCTCGTTTAATTTAACAGTACCACCAGCACTTGCATTATTACCAATAATTAATTGGTCAATCGCTAAGTTACCGTCAGATGATAAAGCTGAATTTGCTGTTAGGGTTCCTTTGACATGGTCTAGCATGTCTGTAAAATACTGACCACCAATTACTGAAATATTATTTGCGTTACCGTTTCCGTCAACACCACCCTCACCAACAAATAATCTATCTCCTAGATTTCCTTGTGTACCTGTACCATAAGTATAACCTAATTCACCAAGTTTCAGCGTACTCGGGGCGGTAGTACCTGAACTTCTTTTTATCTGAATTACTGTAGCCATCTAAAACTCCTAAAATGCTCCTGCGTTTAGTGTCAATGTACCAGTAGTAGTTACTATTTCATTTCTTGTAACAAACTTACCGTCACTTGACCTATATTGTAAAAGTGCTCCATCCTCTAATGATGTTGTATCAACATCTCCCAATAATTTTAATTGAAGAGAACTGTTTTGAGCAGCCTGAGCTGAGGGTAAAGCGACAGAAACCTGTTGTGGTCCTTGTGATGTATTTACATTAATCTTAGCTGTAATATCTGGCATTACTTCTCTCCTTATCTATATTTATAACAAAAAAGAGTTGAATTAAATAGAAACCTGTGGTCTCACATTAATTATGCCTTCAATAACTCTTGTGATTGTGCTACTTGAAGTCTGTAAAATCTCTAAATCATATACATATCTGCCTTCATCTAATTGTGAAGTCTGGTCTGCTGATAATTGCATTGATACGACACCTGAAGTTGCGTCAGCGGCTACTGTACAAGTAATTATTGTTCTTGTTCTTGTAGATGAATAACCCTTTGCCATTCTAGCTAATGCTGTATATCCTGTTAAATTAAAAGGGTTACCGTTTGCGTCTTTAACTGTAACATCCGAACTGAATGTTGTTCCTTGGTCTATTGATAGATTAGCTATTGCGGCCATTTACTTTTTCTCTTCTGGTATTTCTTTTTTTACTAATTCTGCTATTTTATTGTTATAATGTGAAGTTAACACATCAATTTTTTCTAGCTCAACTATATGTCTTACTTTAGAAGCCTGAATTTCTTGTCTTACCACTAGGTAATTTTGCAATTCTGGACTTAATTTTGAGACATCATAATCTTTGCCATCAATCATTACTGTATTCATAATTATCTCCTTGTTATTACTATTTATACATTATAAATAATAATATTATTATTTTTAAGGAGAATATTTATGTCACATTGGGTACTCGTTACTTACACTAGACCAAATACAGATACAGCATGGTATGAACCAACTGCTGAGGCAAAGACATTGATGGATACATTGAAAGATGACGACATTGTAAATCCTTCGGTTGAAGTTTATCAAAAATCAGAAACAGCTGACGGTTTAAAACAATACTACAAAATTTGTTTCAGAGAAGAAAGTATATCATCTAATATTGCTGAAAGAGAAGACTACGCAGCTAACGAAACAGCACGAAATGATTATTTGGCAGGTAGTGGTGTAACTTGCATTATTGAACATTTTGGTGAAACTGAACCTGTGTTATCTAGCGGCATTGGCGGCTAGGCAAGTTAAAATCTTTATAACCATCAACATCTAAAATTGCAACATTTTGCCAACACTTATCATTAGTGTTGTCTTCTATATTATGATTGCATGTAAAATACATATCAGGTAATAATATAAGTTTTATAGAAGGAACTATATTTTTATTCCACCTATCTACCATTTTTTTCATTGCAACTCGTCTCTTAACACCTGATATTGAAAAGAAAGGTATCAGGTTCTTTTCTAGTGCTATCTTTATATGTAAGGGTAATAGATGTGTTGTAGCAATACCACCTGTTTGATACGAATTTAAAGTATTACTTCTATTATCTTTAAAGTAATAACATCTATCTAACACTCTTACAAAATTTGAAGGCCAATATTTACTTTGAAACATTCCTGCCATTGCAATAACTTTATTGTCTTTTTCTACAACATGATAGTTTAAATAGTCTGGTACTCTTTTACCAAAATCGTGAAAGTTATGATACGAGTCTTTTGAAGCTTCGTAAGATAGTTTAGATATTTCATCTATATCGTTTAATATGTTTCTAATATTCGCCTTCATTCGCCACCACATGTTCAAAGAAAGGAGCAATTTTAAAATCAGGTGTCATTCTACCTCTTCTAGTCTGACCTGTAAAAGGTATATCTTTGCCATTGCCTTTCCAATTTGCTATCTTAAACCACACACCACTTTTGTGTAGTAATTTTCCTGGATTTTGTTTTAAAGGAAAAATAAAACTATCTATTTCTGGTTCTATATTTTGATAGATAGGTTTATTTCTCCAAGATTCAATGTAATCTACACTTAAACCTGTTTGTTCACTTGCTAACTTTATTAGGTCATCCATACTCCAGTTTCCTAATTCACTATCATACATACTTCTACCAAGATTACCTACATTTTTAATTCTTGCCATTACATTTTTAATTTCTAATCTATTAAACATATGTAATAATCTACCAATAACTTCATCATTAATACCTTTTACAATGATTGTTCCTGTGTCAATAATAAAATTGTTCTTTTTTAAATTTTCAAGAGCCTGTACTTTTTTAGTAGCACATCTCAACTCATCTATTTGTTCATACCAATCATCATTATCAGCACCATTCATACTAACATAACAATGTGTCAAACCATGTTGCTTTAAAGTTTTAACATAAGAGTCTTTTGCTAATCGTAAACCATTTGTAAGTAAGGTACATCTATGACCAGTTTTTTTAATATCTGTAATTAACTCTGGTAAATCTCTACGCATGGTAGGTTCAGCACCAATAATTCTAATCATTGTTCTTTTAGGAAATTTTTTGATAGCCTCTAACATCTTATCTTTATCCATGTCAGGTATTTCTCTGTTTGGAATATAACAATTTTTGCAACTCATATTACATCTATGTGTAACATCAATCACAACATCTTGAAAGATATTATTTTCCGGCTCTATCTCGTAATAATTTTGTGGTAATGTCATTAATATTAAATCTTCCTAACAATGCAATTCTTTTTTTATTTGTGTGATTATAAACCGAATGTTTAAATGCCGAATTGAGGAACCATACTTCTCCAGCTTTCATTGGATTTTTTACAGAGCCAAATTGGCCAATTTGTTCACCTTCTAACATAACAACCAATCTATAAGTAAATGGGTCATCTAAATGTTCTGGTATTCCTGATTGTGGTTCTAATTCTGCATATCTCCAATCAAAACAATCTTCAAAAAATGGTTTTAAACAATCAATGTGAAAATTAAAATTATCTATATGTCTTTGATTATAAGTTTTACCTGCTGGTGTTGAATAATCATGTTCTACACCATACACTCTAGTATTAACTCTATTTTTAATACCACGGTCATTACTGATAGGTGTATCTAAAACATTATCTAAAAGAAATTGTTTCTCACTATCCCAAAGATGTCCTAATTTTATAACCTCTGGTAACTTTTTTAATATTGCGTATTGATGAAGCGTTCTTTTTTTTCTTATCTTTTCATTCAATATATCGTCAACTATACTACTCATTTATTTCCACCTTATTAATTCTCCTACTTTTTTTATTGATTCATCTGTACACTTAACATTCATAACTAACATGTAAGCATTATCTTCAAAAGAAAATATAGTGTGCATTTTGTTAGTGTTTACAAAGTAAGCAGTACCCATTTGAAAATGTAACGGTTTCTCATCCATCATAAACCATAAACCTGGAGGATTACATGTTCTAATAGGAACTAATATTCTCATGTATTCTTGTTCTTTAATACTTCTTTGGTCTCTATGAGGTGGGAAGAAGCCGCCTCTTCTAAAATTTAAAAAGTGTGTACGAACTAACCATGGTTTAAATGGTTCAACAAGTTTTTTGGTCTCATCACATTTATGATAGACCTCTGTAAATTCTGTAAAATCTTTTTCTGTATAGTGTGTACCATTTTCGATATTATATTCAGCCAATGAATCTAAATCAATACCATTCATTGTACCATCTGAACTGGTTACACTTAAACCGTATCTGTTAATGTTTTTTCTGGGGTTGTACTGTTTCCACTCAAACTTGCGAATATTATCTAAACACTTTGAGGCATTACAATTCAATCTCAACTCTATAACATCACCAAACGATAACAAATTATTATAACTCATAAAATCACCTTCTTTTTATTTATATAAATATTTATATGATTAATATAGTATGTTCCAGTAAACCTGGAGATGGATTACTTTGTTATAGTTATGAGCATTGTTGTTATTTAAATTCAATAGGTATTACAAGCCAATTGGTAATAATTACAAATCACAATTTTACACAACAAGACTATCTCAATAATATAAAAGAAAAATATATTACACCATATGCGCCTGTAATATTTAATGAATACACACCTAAACCAAATGAGATAACACTCATTTTAGGTAGAAGTCAATTAACCTTACCATATAAAGATAGAAAAGATTACACACAAGACCAGTTATTAACTATGCACTTGTTGTTTAGTGGTAACTTAATATCAGTTTATGCTGAAAATCAGCACGATTTATGGCAACCAGCTTTAGAATATTTTAAAACTAAAAAAGTTTATAATTTGTGTGACTATGATGTTTATCCAAATGGTGAAGGAGAACAGTTTGAGAAAATGATAAACTTTAGTATCTATAAACCTGTGGTAAATGATATACAATTTGAATACTTATTTTTAGGTACAAATGATGTATATTATAATGAAGTAGATAAACAAATTAAAGATTGTCCTAATTGTTTTAAATCTCATGGTATATTGTCATACAACGAAAAATATATTAACAATGATTATAACAATGTATTTGCACCTGTTCAAAACTTATTAGGTATATTTAATAAGTATGTTTACACAAAAACATATTTTGACCCAGCACCTAGATTAATGCAAGAATGTAAATGGTTAGGAAAAGAAATCATATATTTGAGAGACAAGAATATCAAAGACGGTGGACCTGTTTACATGGATAGACCTGTGCCTACAAAACAGATGTATTCTGACAATATAAATATATTAGTTAAATTAATTAAGAGTATATAATGAAGAAGATATTATTGGCAAGTGGTTGTAGTTTTACAGATGACAATTTTGTATCTGCTGTTCATCCAGAAATGATTTGTGATTGGCCGAAATGGCCAGAGTTACTAGCTAAAAAACTAGATATGGATTGTATAAATCTAGGTCAAAATGGTGCTGGTAATGAATATATCTATTCAAGTCTTTTAGAAAAAATATTACAAATTAAAGACAAATCCACAATTGGATTAGTCATACCTGCTTGGTCTCAATGTCAAAGAAAAGATTATCAGGAGGGTCCTTACTCTATTTGGAAACAAAGAAGAATTGACCAAGACGGAGATGTTTTTAGTTTTTTAAGAAAAGATTTGAGATATATGATAAGTTTGCAATTAATATGTGAAAGATTTAATATACCTCTAAAACAATTTCAAATGATTTCTTTATTTGATGGCTTTATTTCTGGTCTATCAAAAACAGACGCTGAAAAACATGAGAATAAAGATAATCCAGAATTTGTAAAAAAGTATGAGTATATTCCAGTTAGCGAAAGTCAAAATGTTGACCGTACAACTTGTGATAAAATTGTACTTAAATATGACAAATATATAAATGAAAAAGATTTTATTGGTTGGCCTCTATCAAAAAGAATAGGTGGATTTCATGTTGAAGAAAAAACATTAAGATATAAACCAGGATTAAGTTTACACTATAGAACAGATTTATTAGTATCTGAATTAGATGTACACCCTAATGAAAAGGGACATCAATTAATAACGGAGTTTTTATATGACAGGTTGGGATAAAGAATATTTACATAACAAAAAAGATTACATGGAACTTTTTGATAGAGTCATGCAAAAAGAACAAGAGACAAATATAGAGTTTCTTGAAAAGAATTTATCAGCTAGATTAGGTAGAAATGTGGTTGTATGTGCTAACGGTACAGACGCATTATATTTTGCCTTATTAAGTAAGAATATTGGACCTGGTGATGAGGTACTTGTAACAAACTTTTCTTGGATATCAACTGCAAGTGTAATATCAATGGCAGGTGCTACACCAGTATTTTGCGATATTGATATTAATACTTATCATATGTCTTTTGATAGTATCAAAAAGATGTATTCTGATAAAGTAAAAGCAATCATATATCCACATCTATTTGGTAACATGTCTAACACTAGCAAAATTAAAGAGTTTTGTCAAGAGAAAAACATTACTTTTATTGAGGACGCTTGCCAATCTCTAGGTTCTAGTTATAATGGCGTTGTAGCCGGTTCGATAGGTGATATTAGTACCCTAAGCTTTAACGCAAATAAGGTTGTTGCTGGAATTTCAGGTGGTGGTGCTATCATTACAGACGGCGATACTGAAATATTTAAAAAATTAAGAAAGCATGGTAATAATGAGATACTAGGTTATAACTCTAAAATGTTATTATTTAATGCTGAAGTTATTAACTATAGATTAAACAAACTTGATAGTTACATAGAAAGAAGACAAGAAATTGCCAAACAATATGATGAGGCTTTAAAAGATTTCGTTATTGTACAATCTAATACAGGTGGTCATAACTATCACAAATATGTTATTAGACTACAGAATAAAAAGATAAGAGATAAGTTAAAAGAAAAATTAGGTGCAAAAGTACATTACGAAAACCCTATCTCTGAAAATAAAATGTACAATAATATTGAACACCGAAAAGATATTACCTATGTAAGTAAGATTGTAAGTGATACAGTATTAACATTACCGTTACACCCTTACATGACTCAAAGTGAGATTGATACAATTATCAATACTATTTTAATTGTACTAGAACAAGACAATGATAAGTTTGTTGATAGTATGAAGAAAATTATTGGTGACGACCTATTTGACAAAAGTTTAATTAATGAAACAACGGAAGATATTTACGACCATATTGTTGAGAAAACATATCAACTACCAGAGTATATTGAAGAAGTTGATTTTAAAGATAAGAGAAAATTAAAGATAGCATTTAACAAATTTTATGAAAACATTACAACAAATACAAAATGATTATCTAGCTATTGACTTCTTCTTATCTATGTCATGTAATAAGAATTGTCATTATTGTACTAGTTATACTTTAGAAATGCGTAATCTCACAGTAGATATGGATTTCTTGAGGAAGACTTTAAGATTCCTAAAAGATTATAAAGTAAGAGTTAATCTTCTAGGTGGTGAGCCAGGCTTAATAAAAAATTTAGATGAGGTAATATCAGAGATTAAAAAGAATCCGAATCATGTTTGTTCAGTATTATCTAACTCGTTTGTTCGTAAAAGATATCCTCATATATTAGAAGATAAAGATATATTATATGTTGAACATAACATATTAGATTGGTACGAACATGAAGTAACTAAACTAGGTAACTTTGATTATGTACCAGAGAATGACTTTAATAACTATAATGTAGTTGTAAGAACACCAAATTTTTTTAAGTATAAAGACAAGTATCCTGAAGTGATGAAGAAACTAGAACATAAGAATACAATGTGGAAAGCCTTTAACGGCAGGTCTCCAGAGTTTACAGATATTGTACAAGCACCTGAAATAGATAGGAAAATGTGTGCAGCTTTCCCTATGGTGCCTGTTATTGACTTTGAAAAGAGACATATTGTACATTGTAGTAAGAAGTTTGCCAACAATACAGAATTATCTAAAACCTTTGACCTAACGCAGGAGAACATAGACAAGATGATGAACTTTAGATTGTTCAAATATGAGAACTATTGCAAAACCTGTACTGAATGGGTGCAACCAAAGGGTCATTTTCCAATGAGAAAGTATGCGGGGCTATTAAATGAGTAATCAGAATATATTTGGTGTTGCTTTGAATCTTCACGACCATAATACATATGACGGTGTATTTCATAATCAATTAGAAAGGCATACTAGATTTAAACACAATCTACCATATCATGCCGAGGCTTATGCTCATCAATCAGATATTTTAAACCCAGCAGATTATAGATTAAATGATAAATTTGTCAAAGATTATTTTAAAAATCAAAACAAGAACAATGTTGTGTTCGCCTTTACATATACATATGGTGGTATTAGAAAAGCAAAAGAAGAATTGTTTAATACTATGTTAAAAGG